CCGCCGTCCTCTTCGTGCACGTCGAGAAGACGGTACTCCGCGCCGGTCGGGTGCTCGAGCAGCGTCGGGTGGCCGTCGGCGCTGCCAGCTGGGCGCAGCATCGTTTCGTCGTCGGGGGCGGCGCGGATCTCGAGATCGGTCTCGACCTCCGTGCCAGACGAGTCGGTCGCGGTCTGTGGCCGCCCTCGACGCTCGAGGACGCCGACGAGCGTGCCGTCGTCCGAGTATGAGGGTGTCGACCGTCCGCCGCCACCGCTGGCGTTCTGGAGCTGATACTCGCGGCCTTGGGACTGAATCAACCGGGCGATCGGGCCGTGCATATCAGCTCACCTTCTCGATTCGGATCGACGCGATTAGGTTGCCGGTGTCGCGGACGTCCTTTTGATCAGCGATCCGTTTCATCCGATCCTGGACGGCCAGTGCGGCACAGCGGATGATGTTCTCCTCGGTACTCAGCGGGATGCCTTGAGATGACGAGATCCGCCGAACCTCGGCCGCCGTATTTGCTTGGACGCGCTCCGCAGCTGGACGAGCGAACGGGCGGGCCTCCATCTTCGAGGTACCCAGTTCGTTGTAGATCGCGTACTCGACGGTCGGACCGGCGATGTAGGTCGTATCGCCGTCGAAGTCGGCTGTGATCTGGTCGAACATGTCGGTCACAGCATCGAGACCGGCCACCGACACGCCCCACTCGCTCATGAGTTACCCCCGCTCGAGGAGATGTGGCGGTCGGAGTCCCAGATCACCGAGCTCGGCTGGCCGAACTCGTCGCCCGGATCGAGGTTCCGGACACGCTGCCGCAGGTTGTCGATCTCCGCGGTTTCGTACGTCCTGCTCGAGCGCCCGGAGGTGACCGACTCGGCCCGCCGGTCGAGACCCTCCGCGATCCGCAGCGCTGCGAGCGTCGCCTCGAAGTCCTGCCGGTGCTGGTCATCCTCGAACGTGATGTCGGTATTATCGTACTCGCGGTCGGTATCGCGCTCGACGCGACCGAGGATGCCCGTGCTGTCGGGGTTGTATTGCTCGCCTTCGATGTCCGAATCGTCGAGGATCGTGTTGATCTCGACGCGGACGTCGTCCGCGCTGGTGCCGGCGCTCGTTGCCATCGTGGATTACTCTCTCCGTTCGGCGATCGCCTCGAGGACCCCGTCGCGCGAGGCCTCGTCTTCGAGCGCCTCCAGGTGATCGTCGTAGTCACCAGACTCGATGTCTGCGATGACGTCGTCCATCGGCGTCCGGTCGACGAACACCGCAGCATCGAACTGGTCGGCCTCGTCGCTCGATGTCTCGGGCCTGTGACCGCCTCGCTCGATATGGCGGTGCATCGCCAGCAGCTTCTTTGCGACGTCGGGATCCTCGACGAACACGTAGCCGTCCTCGTCGAACTCGAGCGGAGACCGATCCCCGAGGATCTGCGAGTTTCGGAGTTCGCCTGCCCCGCCGGACTCGTGTTTGAGGTAGGGCATGGGTGGTCACGTGTCGATCGCGATGTTCGCCGACGGCTGGGTAGCCGCGAAGCCGACCCGCTCGTCGATCTGCCAGACGGTGGACTCGATCGACTCGTCGTAGTAGCTCGAGACGTCGAGTGCGCGTCGAGTCGATTCCCAGCCGAAGTTCGTGGGGTCGACCAGGTAGGCCTCGCCCTCGGAGTAGTTGCCGGTGTTGTCGAGGAAGACCGGGACGTCGCCGGCGACGCCGAGGAACGCCTGCTGGCCGACGAGGTTGCCGCCGGGCAGGATCCCCATCTCGACGACGGAGTCGCCGAGTTCGGACGCCTGCGTGAACTTGTCCATGTTCAGCAGGGCGTTCATGTTCTGGCCGCCGGTGAGCAGCCGCAGCTCGCCCATGTCGAGCCCGTCCTGGAAGGCCCGCTGGCGGGCGAGGGTGATGTCCTCGTACTCGAAGACACCTGCCGTTTCGTTGCCGGCGTCGATCGGGCCGGCGCTGTTGGTGTTGTTCGAGAGGATGTTGTACGCGATCCCGTCGACGCGGGTCTCCTCGGCGCGGACCAGATCCTCCTCCTGGTCCATCGTGATGTCGATGACGTTGTCCTCGACGTCCTCGTCCGGGATGACGATCTCGAGTCCGTACTTCGTGTGGGCGACCTGAACCGTGTCGTAGTCCTTCGTCGCCCGCGGGAACTCGCTTCCCGGCGGGACTTCGGCGACGTCACCGTCGAAGTCGCCGTCGGAGATCGGGAACTCCACCGAGTTGGAGTCGTTGTTGGTGGCGTCGTAGTCGCGGAATGCGGTACGACTCTGGTACTTCTTGTTGCGGATCTTTTCGACGAACGACCGGACGTCGTCGTCGCTGATGATGTCGGATGCTTTCTGAGCCATGTGTGATCAGGATGAGTCGGCAGTTAGTCGTCGGCGCGTTACAGCAGGACCCACGCGTAGCCGGCCGGGGCGTCCTGGCCGCGCCAGGAGCCGCCAGCGTCCGAGAGGGCGTGGGCAGGGCCTCCCGAAGAGGTCTCGAGCTCGCCGTCGGCGCCGGTCGCCCCGAGGTCGAGATCGTCGCCCTCGGAGACCGAGCCCTCGACGGCCGCCACGGTGGGGCCGCCGACGTGGACCGGCGCGATGCCGCTGTTCTCGGTAGGTCGGCCTCGAGCCCGGACACCAAGCAGCGCCTCGGTGTCGGTGCCGGGCTCGATCTCGCCGCCGGTGATGCCGACCGCGTCGCCGGCCTCGGTCGTGTCGCTCGCATCGGAGTAGCCGATGGTACTGGTACTGTCGCCGCCGTTCTGTCCGGGTTCGCTTGCCATTTAGAGCACCTCCAGTGCGCCGTCGTAGTCGTCGGCGTCCGCGAGCTCTGCCGCTTCGTCGCGGAGCGCCTCGACACGCTCGTCGGGCAGCGCGTTGCCGACCGACGAGAGCTTGGTGTCGATCTCCTCGATGCGCTCGATGTCCTCGTCCGTCGGGCCACTCGAGCCGCCCGAGCCGCCGGTCGGGCCGCTGCCCGACTCCGGCATCTGGGTGAGCGCCTCGACGTCGAGGTCGCCCTCGTCGGTCTCGAACTCCGCAGCCATCGCGTCGAAGCTCATCGCCTCGACGGTGGCGTCGCGAAGTCCCTTCTCCTCGGTGAGCGCCTCGGCCATCATGCCCTCCACGATGTCGACGCGCTCGCGCATCGCTTCGGCCGTCTCGGCGTCCATGACTTCGGGGTCGTCGACGCCGGAAGCCTCTTCGATGAGGTCTTCGTGTTCGTCTGCCTGTTCCTCGAGTTCGGTGAGCCGATCGCGCACCTCGGCCTCGACGACCGTCGGGTCGTCCTTCTGCCGGGCTGCTGCGACCAGCTCCTGCTCTTTGTCAGTTAGGTCCATGTTCAGTGAGTCGTCGTTGGCCGGGGTGCTCTGGCCGTCGCCGCCGTTGTGGCCGTCATCGCCGCCCGGGTGATCGTTCGCCAGTGCTTCGACATCGACGCCGTAGTGAGCCGACAAGGCCTCCGCGGCCTGGTGCCCGATCGCCGTCGACGGGCCGACGTTGATCTCGTTCGACGGGACGGCACCGTCGGCGACCAGCGCCACGTCTCGAGCGCTCTGGACGTCGGTCACCTCATACAGTGCGTCCGGGTCGCCCTCATCGCCCTCGACGAGTTCGGATTCCCGGATCACGACCGGTGAGATCTGGGCGAGGCCAGTCTCGACCGTTTCCTCGGCCTCCCAGTCGGCGACGAACCCCTCGAAAAGGAGTCCGGTGTCGGGGTCGAACGTCGTCGCCGTGATCTCGCCGACCTTCTCGTCCATCGAGACCGCGCCGGTCAGTGCTGGCCCATCGTCGGTCATCGTGACGCCGACGTGTTGTTCGGGATCCAGCGAGTCGGCCATCGTCAGCGGCTTCCCCTCGAAGACGCCGTCCTCGGCCATCTGCTCGAGGATGTCCGCCGGCCAGCGCGTTCGCTGACCGGTGAGGCCGGTCGTGACGTCGTCGGGCCCGAAGAGCACGCCATGTACCGGAAGCTGGTTGTCGGTCGGTTCGGCTGCGACGGCAGCGACGCCCGCGCCGTCGCTCAAGATCTCGTAGGTCATGATGTGGGTGTGAAAAGTCCATGCCGGGAGGGCCTCGCCCCGGCGGGGTCATCGGTAGTCGGTCAGTCTCCTGTCCAGACCGTGTGGGTGCATCTACAGTTCGGGTGCTGCGGCAGGTTGCCGTAGGCTTCCGACGCCTCGTAGGGAGCTCCGGCAGCGTAGGCCTGGCACTGCGGGCAGGCGTCGTTCGCCAGCAGGACGTCGACTTTCTTGACGCCGGCTCGCTCCCACTCCTTGAGCCGTCCCCAGTTGTGGGAGTTCATCAGCTCCGTCCGGGAGATCATCGTCGCCCGGTTCATCGCCGCTCGAGGTGTGCCGTCCTCGACCTTCCCGAGGACATCCGAGACGCCGCGGGCGACCTCGCGCGGTC